ATAGTTCCACGTTTAATGTTGCAAACTTATCAACGGTCTTGTAAGCGCGACCCGATAGGACTTCCAACACCTGCTGATTGTTTTCGCGTTCCAATGTGACTGTGCTTGCCTGATCTGCGTATGACACCGAGTTGATGCTCAAGGTCAGATTCCGACCAGTTATGTATGTTGCTGGCATGACTTGCCTTTCTAGTTGGTTGTGACCATCTCGATGTTGAGTTGGCTGATAAGCATATCGGCGTTACCGATCTGCGTAACTGTTGGTTGTGACCAACCACCCAGCAACGAGATGTTGTTGGCTAGTAGGTCGGTTACTGAAAAAATTAGGGTTTCCAAATTTTTCAAAGCTGCTTGGTTGTCGGCTGCATTGACAATAACTGTAATGTCAAAGCGCACATGGCAACGCGCCCCACCGATTGCGCTCACGGTTATGTAAGGCGATCCAGGCACTAGCACAATGGCTGGTGGGGTGATGTTTTCATTCGGGTACGCATAAACTACTCGCCCGGCAGCTCTTAAAGTTGCGGCTAGTGTTTCGCGGTAAGTTGCTAGATCAGCCAAGGTAGCCTCGGGTGTCTAGGTGCTTTCCAAGTAGTCCTGAAACTCTGGTCAGCATGGAACGGCCTAAGCGGTATGGTGCTGGGCTTTGGAAGTCCACGCCCTGCTGGCCTAATGTGCCTGTACGAGTGATCCAAATGTCGCAAGCGACTGCCAAGGCAGCCTCTCGGACTTCTGGGGTTGTGTCGTAAAGGGCGGCTTGGCTGGTCAATACTGCTCGGCCATTAGGAATGATCTGACGCTTTGTGATGTCAGCGTTGGTCACAGCTGCTTCAAAGTAAGTCACGTTGTATTCATCGTAGCCAACCTTTGTCACAGTCCGTGAGCCGTTAAAAGGTGAGCCACAACCTGTGACGGTCAAAGCCTGACCAACCACAAAGGTGTTGTTGTGGCAGTAGAAGCGAGCCACATTGTTTGTGAGCGATGCGCCAACGATAGACACATCATCAAAAATTAAGTAAGACAGAATTATGTTCTCGGCACTGTCTGCTACTGCCTGGACTATGGAATCAGCATAGATGTCACCAATACCCAAGACGCTTTTGAGTTCGCTTAGTGTAATTAGTGCCATGATGTTTCCTGTCTAAGAGTTTGGAGTGTGAGGGCGGCACAGGGCCGCACCGCCCTCACGATTGGTCAACCGACTTAGGTCAAGTTGAAGCGACGAACGCCACCAGCGACCAAAACGCCTACGGCTAGGTAGCCATATAGCATTGTTTCGATTTCGCCAGATGTGACCACGTTTGTGGACATGCGTAGAATCGGGCTTTCGTAGATTGCAACGGATGATGGGGTCACAATGAATGCTGACTCATCGATGGTTGTTGCTACTGCGTTCGGATCTACATACAGATCAAGTCCAAGTACGTTGCCGCGTAGGCTCTGTGGGCCAGCGACTCCGCCATTGTTCATTGGGTTGTATGCGTTGTAGATTGGGCGACCAGTTGTGTCTGTTGCTCCCATTAGCAATGACCACTGGGATGTTCCAGCGATGTATGCGCTTGGCAATTCGCCTGTGGCTAGATAAGCAGCTGGTGCTTCTTTGGCTACATAGGCGATGATGCCATCGGAATCTGCATCTTGTGCAGTTGCCTGTGTACCACCAGCGGTTAGTGCTGCAATAACGGCTGCATCAGTTGCCTTGTTGTAGGCACGAGTCATGTTGTCGACCATTGCCTGGAAAAAGTCTGGGGATGAGCGTTCCAAAAGTTCTACGGAGTAACGCTGCATTCCTGCAAACTTGTTTACATCTAGGTTGACGTATGAGGACACGATGCCGGTCTCTGATGGGCCAGCACCTTCGTTGGTGTCAGCTACTGTGCCATTGGTTGTGATTTTTGGATGGCTGATAACCATGCCTGATGCAGTGATGGCGCGTGAGCCGATTGCATCGATGGCTGGGCGTGAACCGATTGATGTATCGATTACTTGGTTTACATACTGCACTGGGGTGAACGCTGGGTTCGTGCTGAATGAGTCATCGGCTGCCATAACATACTGGGCTGAATCATGGTTGCCCATTTTGGCCTTGATGCTGTGTTCCAAGTACGATGCCTGGCTGTTGATTGGTGAACGTGGCTTGGTGTAAGCCACTGGTGCTGCGGCATGAACAACCGCTGCTGCGGTCACTTCATCTGCCACTGGTGCGGTTGTTTCTTCCACGATGTTCTCCTGTGGTTGTTCCTCGGCAGGTTGTTCTGCTTCGGTGGTTTCTGGGTTTTCCTCATCGGCCTCTGTGGCTGCGACTTGGGAAATCTGTGCATCCTTAAATGCTGGGTTTGTTACATGAGCAACGGCTTCAAGTTTTGCAGCTGATACGACCATCACGCCTTTCTCGATGGTGTATTCACCGACATTGGCCTCGATGCTAAATGCCGGGCGCAATCCCTCGGATGCTTCGACCAATGCATCATTGCCAGCACCTGTTGGCGCGATTTTAAACGCCATCGAGATACCTGCTGGGGTGATTTCCTCTGATCCTGCAATGCCGCGACCCAATGGGCGTGTGCGGTCATGTTCCATGTTTAAGACAATTTGGCTTGGATCAATTTCGCCAAACGCGCCAAACTCAAAGCGCACTGGGCCAGCCGATGTGTTGCCAACTTTGGCAAACGGCACGACAAGGCCTTTAATGGTTCGGGTTTCTGTGTCGGCAGCTAGTACCTGACCCTCAAAACTAAGTTGCATTTGCTTCGTTTCCTCTCGGTGCTAAGTCCATTTCCTCACGGGCTTCCTCAACAGTGATCAGGCCGTAGTCAAGCATCTTGCCAAGCACTTCGATCTGTTCAAGTGGGTTTCCGCGTAGGTAATCGTCAAGATCGAATCTGACCTTTTGACCTCTTGGGGTGACATCGTTCATCGTTAAGCGTTCCTCGATGCAACTCATAAATGGGCGCAATGAGAAATCGACAAGGCTTCGGCGTTCCTGGCTCACGTTGGAGTAAGTCGCGCTGGCTGATTCGGCGTTGATGTACCAGGCTGGGATGTTGCACATACGTGCAATTTCAGCTGCTGTGTTCAAACGTGATTCAGTAAGTTGCATTTGTCCGGCATCGTAGCCAAAGGTGGTTACATCCAATGGGCCTGATAGGTAAGCGGTTGATCGTGTGGCTCGGGCTTGCTTCCACTGGGCCAGTAGGCTCGACACTTGCTCTGGCGGTAAATCCACGCCACTATTTTTGATTACCATTGTTGGGTTTGGCTCGCTGGCCATACGCTGAACGGCTTCTTCTAACTTCAACGCTGTTGAGATAGTGCGGCCACCTCGGTTGAGAATGCCCTCATCAATGCCACTAAACATGATCAAAGATCCCACACCTGTGGCTGGCATCAAGCCGCCCTCGATGTAAAAGCCGTTAACGATCTCTTGGGTATTCAAATCAGTTGTGAATGTAACCCGTGTCGGATCAATTCGGCGAGCCTGTGTTGGTCGGCCATCCTCGGGGTTTACTTCAAGCACTTGCCAGAATGATCGGCCATGGAATAACAAATCCTCGACAGTCCAAGCCATAGTCACAGCTAGTGGAATGGCTGGATCAGGCTGTTCAAGAATCTTGCGACCCTCGACCTTTGCGCCAGTGATCATGTTGTATGAGTTAAGGCCAAGGGTTGAGATTGTGCCAGCGATGATGTTGCGAGCGCGGGCCACTGCTGGCACTTGCATCGCGCTTGATCGGTCAACTCTAAAAGTGTTAAACGGGGTGAAGTATGCATCTTGGTAAAACGGGATGGCGATACCTGCACGAGCCTCGATCTGTGGCTTCTCGTTGGGTGTACCCAGCAAAAAATCTATGAATCCCATTCTTGCATTGAAACACAAGCAACTGACTTTGAATAGTTTTGTCGCGCTTTGTCACTTTGTTGCGCGTGTTGTCACATCAACTGGCTGGCTAGTCCTAGTGGTTCTTGATCCCTCTGGTTTAGCCAGCCAGCCTCGATGAGAACCCAAGGCAGGGTTATGCGCTAACTATACTCACAGACTGTTGCGGTTCAGTGGCATGACCCACCGCCATGACCAAAGCAACTGCCGCCGAGATCGGTACTTGTGCGGCTCGGCGAGCAATACGCCAACCGCCATCCGATGCCGGGCGGCGAGCGCAACTGACCAAATGGCTGTGCATAGTTTCTTGGGCTGGGTGTAGCAGCTGCCGCGACTGCATCGCGTTCATTGTCTGATCGCACATGATCGCAAAGTTTGCCGAGTTCCAAGGCGTTGGCGCAACTGGCACACCAGCCTGGGCAAGTCTTGGCGCAATGTACCCAGCAGTATTTGGATCATAAGCCAGCACCCTTGGGCGATAGCGGCGAGTCAGTGTGGCGATCTCGCCAGCAAGTTCAAGGTCATTGATGCCGCCCTCTTTTTTCCATTCGTGTAGGAATACCGCGTATCCCTTTTCTCGCTGTTGCAAAGTAACCAGACAAGCCAATTCGCGGTTGAAGTTCAAGTCCATCGCCATCCAAGTTGGCAAGCCATCCTCCAAAGCCACTTCGGCTTCGCATTCGTTCCACACTTGCATTGGCCAAGGCGAGTCGATTGCATCCACCCACATACACAGAGTTTCTGTCTTGAACGCATCGGGGCTGTCAAAGGTTGCGGCATCCTTGATGTTTTGCACGTTGATCGTGTAGCCCAAGGCTGGGTTGGCTTGCTTCCATCCCTCGATGTCGTCAACGGATGTGCCGGGCGCGGCACTGTATTCGTAGTAGCCCATGCGATCACTGGCAAAGGTCAAAGCCCTGCGCCGTTGCTCGTTCAGCACATTGCTCGTTAAATCGCCAGCGTTGCTAGTCCAAAATACCTGGGCATTGGGTCTGGCTCGGGTAATCGGAGTGACCGCCGCCCAGGTGGCTTCGTCAATTTCTCTAAGTTCATCGACATACAACAAGTCGGCTGATGCGCCACGCGGCCCCTCGCTTGTAGCTGCTCGGATCGAATACTTGCGAATGCGCTCACACTTACCGCCACATGACTTGGGGTAATGGTGGCAATAGACTTCCAACTCCTCTTGGCCGTTAGTCCGTGAAACTCGCTTAATCCGCTTTCGCATCCAGTCCAGGCTTTCGGCCATGTCAACTGTTTGCTTAAAAGTGTCTAGCGATAGTTGCCTGGTCTGTGACATTGCGATGGCGTTCTTTTCTCCAAAGACATAAAGGCCAGCAAGGATACGCATCCGCATCATGTGAGTTTTTCCGCACTGCCTCGCAACTAGCACCCCACACATTGACCTAGCCCAACTACCATCAGGCAGGATCTGCAAGGCATCATCCAAAACGTGCTTTTGCCAAGGTAGCAAAGGCACACCAAGTTCGTCAGCTAGTGCCGCTACCACTGGCCCTGCGCTGGGCAGGTTTAGGCTTGGGCTTTCGATCCTTGGCTTCGAGTAGCCGTAGATAACTTCCGACATGGTTTGTCCCATCATTTTCCTCGCCCTGTTTTCCTGCTGTTCGTGTTTCGACTGTTAAGTGCAGCTGCTGCAATACGTTCAAGTATTTAGCGGCCAAAGGTGTTGCCTCTTTAAGATCACCCATGTCAAAGGCAGTGTCAAGTGCCAAGGCGATGCGCCGAGCCAAAGTCATGGCCGCAACATCAGTGGGCGCAATCCAGTTTGCCACCGAGAGTGCCGAGTTCAAGGATAGGTAGATACCCATTGGTTTGTCCTCTTGCGGTTCTGTTTTGTTTTGGGTCATGACCTAGGCCTTTCGGTTGTTGGTGGATCAAATCTGACCAATCGGGGAGAAATAAGAGA